CATTCGAACGCACATCCGCAATTCGCAAGACGACCCAAATGGCCAAACCAAGACTACCAAAAACCAAGGCGGAAGTGTCCGGAGCGGCAATTCATGACCCCGGACGGTTTAAAGACCGAAAAGGACCGAAAAAGGCCCGGGCAGTGGGTGAGCCATACGCCACGATGACCGAGCCGCAACGCGCTGCTTGGGCTGAATATCAATATGAGCTTCCATGGTTGACCAGCTCGCACCGTCCGCTGTTGCGGCTGGCCTGCATCTGGACCGCCCGCATGGAAGATGCCGAATTCGGAGTTTCGGCCACGCAGGCTCTGAGTTCCATCCTGTCCAAGCTGGGCGCTACGCCGGTTGATGAAACCAAGGTTAACCACGCCGATGCCGAAGAAGAAGACCCAGCTGACAAGTTCTTTGGTAGACCGCACTAGGGCATACGCCGAAGCAGTTATTTCGGGTGAGATTGTGGCCGGCCCGCATGTGCGGAACGCCTGTAAGCGCCACATGCTGGACTTGAAAGAGGGCGGCAAGCGCGGTCTTAGTTTTGATCTGGAGGCGGCAGAGTACGCCTTTTCATTTTTCGAGGACGTTCTAAAGCTGTCGGAGGGGCAGTTCGAGGGAAAGGCCTTTGAGCTTGATCCCAGTCAGGCGTTTATTGTTGGGTCCCTTGCTGGCTGGAAGCGGGCCGATGGTACGCGGCGCTTTCGTCGTGCCTACGTAGAGCAGGGCAAAGGCAACGGGAAATCCCCGCTGGCCGGTGGCTTGGGCCTGATGGGCATGGTTTCGGACGGCGAGGCCGGTGCGCAGGTTTACTCCGCCGCGGCGAAGCGGGAGCAGGCCGGCATTTTGTTTGCCGACGCCGTGAAGATGGTCAAGCAGTCGCCGGCACTGAAAAAGCGGCTGGCCTTTTCAGGTGGCGAGGGGCGCGAATTCAACATCGCCCACCATCCGAGTCAGAGTTTTTTCCGAGCGGTATCGAAGGACACAGGCAAAACAGGCTCAGGCCCGCGGCCTTACTTTGTGCTGGTCGATGAGGTCCACGAACTGCCGGACCGCAAGATTATCGAGATGCTGGAGCGCGGGTTCAAGTTCCGCCGCCAGCCGCTGCTGTTCATGATTACGAACAGTGGGAGCAATCGCAATTCGGTTGCATGGGAAGAGCATGAGCACGCAGTGAAGGTGGCGGCAGGGCACACCGAGGCGGTGAACGATCCCACGTTTGTGGGCGAAGCCCTGGACGACAACACGTTTTCTTATGTCTGCGCCCTTGATGATGGCGACGACCCGCTGCGCGATCCTTCGTGCTGGATAAAAGCGAATCCGCTGCTTGGCGTGACCATCACCGAGAGCTATTTGCGCGACGTAGTAGCCCAAGGCAAGGCGATTCCGGGGCAGTTAAACGGCATTCTCAGGCTGCATTTCTGCATTTGGACCGACGCGGAGACAGCCTGGATGACAAGAGCGACCCTTGAGCCGGCACTTGCGGACTTCGATCCGGTGATCCACGCCGGCAAAGAGGTCTTCATTGGGCTTGATCTTTCGCAGAATCGGGACATTACGGCCATGGCGTCGGTGGTGCAAACCGGCACGGATGCAAATAACAAGCCGCTTTTCGATGCATGGATTGAAGCCTGGACACCTGGAGACACGATTCAGGCGCGCGAGCTGCAAGACAAGATGCCCTACAGCGTTTGGAAGCGCGAAGGACACATTCACGCGCCACCTGGCGAGAGCATCAATTACCGCCACGTCGCCCAGACCCTGGCCGAGTATGCCGAGCGCTACGCGATTCAGATGGTTGCGTATGACCGCTACGCGTTCAGGCGGTTTGAAGAAGATGTATCGGAAATCGGGCTGAATCTGGAGTTCATCGAGCATCCGCAGGGCGGGCTGAAAAAGGGCAAGCCATCGCAGGCAATGATCGATGCCGCGAAGGGTACAGACAAGCCAGCCGAGGGCCTTTGGATGCCTGGATCTGTGCGGTTGTTGGAAGACGCTCTGCTTGAGGGCCGAATCAGGCTGAAACGAAACCCCGTTCTTGTCTCCGCAATGATGTCCGCTGTGACGGAAGAGGACAAATGGGGCAATCACTGGCTCGCAAAAACGCGGTCCATAAACAAAATTGATGCCGCTGTTGCGCTGAACATGGCTTTTGGTGCGGCAAACGCAATCTCCGCTACTGGCGGCAAGTCATTTTGGGAATCATGATGAACATCAAAGACAAACTACAGGCCGCGCGCGCTGTTGCGGCTGGTTGGCTGCCGGATGTGCTCATGGTGGCTGGTGCTGGTGCGGTTTCGGCTGGTGCTGGGATGGTTTATGTGCCTGCGGGCTGGATTGTTGGCGGTGTTTTCGCCTTGTTTGCTGGCTATATGTCGGCGCGAGGCGGTAAGTAATGGGCTTCCTGTCGCGCGCGATTGAGCGTAAAAGCGATCCGCTGGCGATTTGGGCGGAAATGTTGCGCGCTGGCCGGTCTTCGAAGGCTGGACCGACCGTAAATCTGGATGCGGCATTCAAACAGGCAACCGTGTTCGCATGCCTGAAGGTGCTGTCTCAGGGCTGCGCTCAGGTCCCGTTCAAGCTGTTCCGCGAGGTCCAAAAGGATGGATTGACCAACATTCAGCCGGCGCGCGACTTGCCGCTGTATGACTTGCTGACTACAAAACCAAACGACTGGCAGACCAGCTTCGAATTCCGTGAGCAGCTAGTGCTGCATGCGGCGCTGGGCAATGCCTACGTATGGAAAAACATGGTTTTTGGCGGGAAAGTCGCCGAATTGATCATCTTGAACCCGGGGCGGATGCAGGTCGAACAGCTCGACGAGTACGCGCCGCCCACCTACAAATACACGCTGAAAGATGGGAGGGTTCTGGTTTTCCCATTTGATGCGATCTGGCACGTTCGTGGCCCGAGCTGGAACGGTTTTGCTGGCATGGATTTGCTGAACATGGCGCGCGAGGCGCTTGGCTTGGCAATTGCCACCGAAGAAAGCCACGCGAAGCTGCATTCGAAGGGCGTGAAGCCGTCCGGCATCTATTCAGTCGATGCAACGCTGAACCCCACGCAGTACAAGGAACTGAAAGCCTGGATCGACAAGGATCTTGCCGGCGCCGAAAACGCTGGCACGGCAATGATTCTGGACAAGGGCGCGAAGTGGCTGCAAACCGCCATGACCGGCATTGACTCCCAGCATTTGGAGACTCGCAACTACCAAGGCGCGGAAATTTGCCGTTTCCTTGGCGTCCTACCGTCAAAAGTTGGATTCACCGATAAGACCGCAACCTACGCCAGTGCCGAGCAGTTCGCAATTCAGCACGTTGTGGACACGATGGGGCCGTGGTACGCGCGAATCGAACAGTCGGCTGACGTGAACCTGTTAACCGCCAAGGATCGCGCGGCCGGGCTGTATTTCAAATTTATTGCTGGCGGCCTGTTGCGCGGTGCTGCGAAGGACCGGGCAGAGTATTACGCCAAGGCTTTGGGCTCCGGTGGCTCGCAAGGCTGGATGACCGCCGACGAGGTGCGCGCGCTAGAAGAGTTGAATCCGCTGGGTGGAAAGGCTGCCGAGCTGCCGGCGCCGTCGAATGTGCCGAAGCCAGCGCCTGAGCCGAACCCGGCCTGAAAGGAAAATCATGGAACGAAAAATTATTGCACTGAGCGAAGTCTCCGCAATCGGTGATGAGAAAGAGATGCGCTTTTCTGGCTACGGCGCCGTTTTTGGCAACGTGGACAGCTACGGCGACGTGATCGAGCAGGGAGCATTTTCCAAGACGCTGGCTGAGGCTGAAAAGTCTGGCCGCTGGCCGTCAATGCTGGCCCAACACGGCGGCTGGGGAATCAGCAGCACCGACATGACGCCAATCGGAGTTTGGGACAGCCTTACGGAGAACGGCACCGGCTTGAAAGCCTCCGGAATTCTGGCCGGCACACCGCGCGGCATCGAAATTTACACGCTGATGAAGATGCAGCCACGTCCTGCAATCGACGGCCTGTCCATTGGCTACATCCCCAAAAAATTCACCATCGGCACCAAGCAAGGCGAACCGCGCCGCCTGTTGCATGAGGTGGACTTGATCGAAATCAGCCCTGTGACGTTCCCCGCGAACGGCAAGGCGCGCGTTACATCCGTGAAGTCTGGAAACTTCACCGAAAGAGACTTCGAACGTTGGCTTATGCAGGACGCTGATCTAACACGAAGCGAGGCCCGGATTGTCATCAATCAGGGCTTCAAAAGCTTGATTTCCATGCAGGACGCTGGAAGTTCCGAGCTGGCCGAACTGGCCGACGCATTGAAAGCCCGCGCCGTCTTCTGACACCAGCGCTTAACCAGCAATCCAGCCGCCCTAGAGGCGGCTTTTTCATTCCCGAAAGGAATTTTCATGGAACTCAAAGACATTGCACAAACCCTGGAAGACCAGGGCCGCGCGTTCGAAACCTTCAAAAAGGCAAATGACGCACTGATCGCAGCCAAAGCCGAAGGCAAGGCCGTAGGCGACCTGACTGCAGAGGTTGAAAAACTCTCTGCTGAACTCGACAAGCTGTCCGAAATGAAATCGGCCATCGAGGAAATCCAGAAGAAGACCAACCGCCCCGACGCTGGCACCGACGACGCTGCAAAAGCACTGGCGAATGAAGTCAAGAGCTTCAACATCGCACTGCGCGCCGACTTCCAGAGCAAGGGCCGCGCCGCCCCCGGCGAACTCGACGCCAAAACGTACAGCGAGTACAAAAGCGGCTTCCTGAAAATGGCTGCTGGCGTTCGCCTTGAGCATATGACTGGCGACGAGCAGAAAGCCATGCAAGCCGGCTCTGATCCTGACGGCGGTTACCTGCTGCCCCATTCGACCGTTGGTCGCATGGTGTCCAAGCTGTACGACCAGTCGCTCATGCGCCAGATCGCCAGCGTCCAGACCATCGGCACCGACAAAATCGAGGGCCTGGTTGATAACAACGAAGCCGACGCCGGCTGGGTGTCGGAGCTGGGCACCCGCTCCGACACCAACACACCGCAAGTCGGCAAGTGGGAAATCCAAGCGCACGAGATGTACGCCATGCCCAAGGCTTCGCAGAAGCTGCTGGACGACGCGGCTACTGACGTTGAAGGCTGGCTCGCTGGCAAGGTTGCCGACAAGTTCGCCCGCGTTGAAGGCACTGCGTTCTGGCAGGGCACTGGCGCAGGCCAGCCGCGCGGTCTGGCGACCTACACCACTGTTGCAACGGCTGACGCTACGCGCAACTGGGGTGAATTCGAGATGGTGAAGACTGGCGCCAATGGTGCTTTCCACACCACCCAGTTCGACCCGGTGATCAACATGATCGGCGCGTTCAAAGACCAGTACCTGAACAACGCGCAGTTCGTGATGCGCCGTTCTGTGCGCACGGCGGCCCGCCTGCTGAAAGAGTCCACCACGAACCGCTACCTGTGGGAACCCGGTATGCAAGTCGGCCAGCCTGAGCGCCTGATGGGTTACCCATGCCGCGTCGATGAGTACATGCCAACCCTGGCAACTGACTCGCTGTCGCTGGCTTTCGGTGACTTCAAGCAGGCCTACCAGATCGTGGACCGCATGGGCATCCGCACGCTGCGCGACCCGTTCACAGCCAAGCCTTACGTGGTGTTCTACAGCACGAAGCGCACTGGCGGCGGCGCCGTGAACTTCGAAGCCGTGAAATTCATCAAGTTCGCGGCCTGATGACCCAGCCCTGGACCAATCGGTCCAGGGCGTCCCAAACATCCCGAAAGGAAAATCATGAACAACGATATGCACAACAACATTCACCCGCTGGTTGGCATTGCCCCCGTAGCGGCCCGCACCGACGACACTGCCATTGTGTCGGCCATTGTGGACACGCGCGGCTTCGGCTCATGCGAATTTGTGATCATCACCGGCACCAACACCGACGCTGACGCCACATTTACCGTTCTGGTCGAAGACGCAGACGAGGCCGCATTCAATGTGACCAATGCCGCCGTTGCCGATGCGCAACTGCTTGGCACGGAAGCGCTGGCTGGCTTCACGTTTGCCGACGACGCTGAAACCCGCAAGATTGGCTACATCGGCGGCAAGCGCTACGTGCGCGTGACCGTCACGCCTTCCGGCAACGGTGCAGGAAACATTTTCCTGGCAGGCGTCTGGCTGCTGGGCAATCCATCCGTCGCACCGACCGCCAATCCCCCTGTCTGACCTAAGACCACTACGTGAAAAGCCTTCTTCGGAGGGCTTTTTTCATAGGAAATAGGTTTCGGTCTTCGGACCATTCCCGCCGTAACTGGCATAACTCCCGCGAAAGTAAATCATGCAAGTCACCTTCAAGTTCTCCCCCGGCCAGCGCGTCACCACACCATTTGGCGATCTTGGCATTGTCTCCACCGCTGGCGTTGACGAGGCTGGGACTCTGTCCTATTTCGTCAAGACCGCTACAGGCGGCAACTGGTTCAACGAAGACCAACTGACGGCCTGATCAGGCCACTACGTCAAGCGCCCTCGCCCGAGGGCGTTTCTCATAGGACACACCATGACATTCAAAGTCGTCACCCCCATCGCTACAGAGCCGGTTTCGTTGGCAGAGGCGCGCCTGCAACTGCGCATGACCGCCGACGACACGACCGCCGACGACACGCTGATTGAGGCCCTGATTACTGCCGCGCGCGAGTTTGCCGAGCATTACACCGGCAGGGCGCTCGCACCGCAGACGCTGGAAATGGCGCTCGACGAATTCCCGGCAGACGGCATTGATCTGGACATGCCGCCCGTGGCATCTGTGACCAGCGTGAAGTACACCGACACGGCAGGCGTAGAGCAGACCGTTCCCGCCGCTGACTATGCGCTGAGCCTGTATGGCGATTCCCGACGCCTGTCGCTGGCCTACGGGGCTACGTGGCCCGCTACGCAAGACATTGCTGACGCCGTGCGGATTCGCTACGTGACCGGCTACACGACCGTTCCGAAAGCCGTCAAAGCCGCGATTCTGCTGGATGTGGAGCTGCGTTACAACAAGCTGACGCCGAACGACCAAGCCGCCTACGAAAAGGCCCGCGATGCGTTGCTTGGCACGGTCAAGGTCTGGGGATTCTGAATGGACTCGCGTGATCTGAAAAGCCTGGTGACGGTGCAAGTTTTACAGGCCGGTCAAGACGAAATCGGCCAACCCGTCACGACCTGGGCCACGTTCAAGACACTGCGGGCGAATATCCGCTACTTGAACGGCCTCGAAACCATCAAAGCCGACGCGCAAACATCGGTTGTCAAAGCGTCAATCCGCATCCGCCGCCGTACCGACATTACCGCCGCTATGCGTGTAGTTTACGGCGCGACGACCTTTGAAATCAAGGCCGTGCTGCCGGATGAGCAGGACCGCGAACGGCTGGATTTGGCCTGTGAGGTGCTGGCGTGATAAGTGTTGACTTCGACTTCAACAAGATCCTGTTGAAGCTGGACAAGATCACCAACGCGGCGGAGTCGGCAGTGCGTCCTGCCGCTCAGGCCGGCGCGCAAGTTTTTTACGAAGAGGCGCGAGTCCGCTGTCCGGTTTCGGACGAGGCGCATTTTTTCTACGGGAAGAACTCCAAAAAGTCCGGTGTTCGCTACTTCTTCCAACCCGGCAACCTGCGCGACTCAATTTATCAGTTTTACAACAAGCGCGATTCCAGTAATAACCGGAATGCCGTTTATTCGATTTCATGGAACCACCAGAAGGCACCTTACGGCTACATGGTGGAGTACGGCACCAGCCGCGCCCCTGCAAACCCATTCCTTCGCCCTGCGTATGACGCGGCAAAAGGGCTGGCTGTGCAGCGCGTCAAGGATGTTCTGCAATCGAGCGTGAAGGCGGCGACGACATGAGCGCAGAGGCTGTAATTTTCTCGACGCTGACCGGCTTTGTGTCAGGCCGCGTTTACCCGGATGTTGCGCCTGCTGCTGCTGCGCTGCCACGGATTGTTTATCAGCAAGTGGGTGGCGTTTCAGATGTGTTCCTTGATAACACGTTCCCCGACAAAGAAAACGGACGCTTTCAGGTAACTAGCTGGGCAGCTACCCGGCTCGCGGCAATGGCGCTGGCTAAGCAGGTAGAGGCGGCGCTGGTTGGGTCAGCGTCAATCACTTGCAGGCCAGTCGGCGCCCGGGTTTCAGGCTATGAGCCGGACACGGCTCTTTTCTCAAGTCGTCAAGATTTTTCGATCTGGTCAACCAGATAAACCGAATCGGCCATTAAGGGCCAACTAAGCAAGGGCCGCCCTGAGCAATCAGAGGCGGTTTTTTCATGCCCTCACGGGCGTTAACCACCGCCGCCGATTGGCGGTTTTTTTTCGCCAACAGAAAGGCAAATCACTATGGCATACGCATTCCCGGAAGGCTCGCTCTTCCAGTTTTCCTCCACCTTCGCCGCCGCCAAGACCATCACGGCCTTGACCAATGCGAGCCCAGCCGCCGCCACATCTGTGGCCCATGGCTACGTTGACAATGACGAAATCCTGCTTACTTCCGGCTGGGAAGATGCTACCGACTCCGTTTACATGGTCAACCAAACGTCAGTCGATGCGTTTGAAACGCTTGGCCTGAACACGACCAATACCAACTTCTTCCCGGCTGGCAGTGGCACCGGCACTGCTGAGCTAATCAGTTCGTGGCAGACCATCCCCCAGGTGCTGACCATCGCCACTTCTGGCGGCGACCCGCGTTTCACCACCATCAGCCCGCTCGCCAAGCGCAACAGCATCAACGTGCCGACCGGCTTCAACGCTACGTCAATCACCTTGACGCTGGGCCATGACCCCAGCAACGCCATTTATCAGACCATGCTGGACTTGTCCCGCTCGCTGACCAAGGTGGCTTTCAAGATGGTTCTGTCTGGTGGCGGCATCAGCTATGGCTACGGCTACATGGCCGTCTCCGAAATGCCTTCGCTGAATGTTGGTCAAGCCAACACCGTCACCGCATCGTTTGCCCTGCTGGGTCGTTCGATCAGCTACGACTCCTGATTTTCCGGGCCTCGGCCCATCCAGAGTACCGACCGTGGCGCCTGTCTCCTCTTCGCGGGGGAGCGGGCGCTACGGCACGGGCATTTTTTCAAAACTCCCGCGAAGGATTTTTCATGGCTAAATTGGTAATCGGCAAGGCGCCGACTTCTTTCCCTCTCAACGTCAAAATCAAGACCCCGCAAGGCGAGGATGAAATCAGCTTTGACGCCAAGCACCTGCCCGCTACTGAATGGGCAAAGCTGCGTGAGTCGCACGTTGAAGCGGTGAACAAGCAGGTTTCCGCGCTGTTTGACGCATCCCGCAAGGAAGCCGAAAAGGCTTTTGAGAAAAAGGGCGATGCACTGGAAGGCGACGAAAAGGAAACTGCAATCGAGGCCCTGCGCAAGCCGGTGAAAGACAGTGAAATCAGCGCTTTGCGCGCCAAGTTTTCCGCCGCGCTCATCCTCAAGATTGCCAACGGCTGGGACTTGGAGGACGCATTTGCAGAGCCTGCTCTTGTGCAGATGTGCGACCTGTACTCCAATGCCCCAGAAGCCATTTTCAAGGCGTACAGCGAAGCCTTGAGCGGTGCTCGCCTGGGAAACTCCGTCTAGTCGCTGCGGCGCTCTACAAGCCGGAAGAGAAAATTCCGGAAGGTAACGCATTTGCAGCGGCTCTCGCCAAATCTGACAAAAAGGCGGTTATCGAGGTTTGGCCGGAAAACATCCCGGCCTATTTGCTATTCAACAGGGTAGGCACTCGCTGGATGGTCGGCATGAACGGCGTCACTGGCATCCGCTGGGAGGCTATTTACCCGCTCATGGACCGCATGGGGCTTGAATCCGAGGCTTGGGATGACCTGCTGTCAGACCTCGAGGTGATGGAATCGGCGGCACTTGCTGTTATCAACAGGAAAGACTAGCATCGGGCTTTCAACTACTGGAGGCCCTATGCGAATGATGGTAATGGTTGGTGCGGTGCTTGGGGTGCTGTGCCTTGTGGCCGCGTTTTTTATGGCAGGTGCGCCACAACAGGCCGCGCTGGCTGGCATGGCCTGCGCTGTCGCCATCATCCCGTATGTTGGCTGGCGGGCAAGCCAGATCGATGACGACGCCCGCGAAAACCGGAAATTCCGCGCCGATGTTCTTGCGCTGCTAAAAGACAGACCGCCTACCCAGTAGGCACACCAGACAAACCCGCTTCGGCGGGTTTTTTACTTTCAGAGGCTCGCTTATTGCGGGCCTTTTTCATTTAAGGCACGCATGGCAGACCTCAACACAGAAATCAGGATTGGCGCTGACGCCTCCGGTGTTGAGACTGGCGTAAGCAAGGCCAAAAAGTCCCTCGCTAGCTTGGGCGCCGCTGCGCTGCAGGCGGGGCGCGAGGCGGCGAAGGGTGTTGGCAGCATTGGCGAAGGCGGCGACAAGTCCGCGCGACAGGTAGAAAGCGCCACAAAAAGCATTGTCAGCAGCCTGCAGCGCCAAATCGCCGCGTTTGAGGCCGGCGGCAGGGGCACCCGCGCCTATCAGGAGTCGCTGGCCCGCATCCGTGGCGTTGACGTTTCCGCGCTGAAACCGCTGCTTGACCAACTGGACGCCTCGAAGGCCAAGGCGCAGGCTGCCGCGACTGCGAACATCCAACTTACTTCCAGCTATGCCGGTCTGAGTGGTGCGGCCCTGTCTGCTGGCCGCGTGCTGGCTGCTATCGGTATCGGCGTTTCGGTCCGTGAGTTTATCCAGATGGCCGACGCCAGCACAAACGTTGCTTCGCGCCTGTCGCTGGTGACGGACTCCGCTGCCGAACTGATCGCCGTACAGAAACAACTATTCACCACGGCGCAATCGTCCCGCGTCAGCTTTGTGGATCTGGCTCAGACCTATTCGCAAATGTCCCGGGCGACAAAAGAACTGGGCGTGTCTCAAAAGGACATGCTGGCTATCACCAAGACGATCAGCCAGGCCGTGACCATCAGCGGCGGGTCGGCACAGTCGGCGCAGGCAGCGCTGATCCAGCTTTCCCAAGGCTTCGCGGCTGGTGCGCTGCGCGGCGAAGAGCTGAATTCCATCATGGAACAGACCCCCCGGCTGGCGCAGGCCATCGCTAACGGGCTGGGTGTGGGTATCGGCAAGCTGCGCGAAATGGGCAAGGCTGGCGAACTGACGGCAGAGGCCGTGCTTGGCGCCCTGCAAAAGTCAGCGGCTGGTATCGAGGCCGAATTCGCCCGCATGACGCCTACCGTCGAGCAGTCGATTACCAAAATCACCAACAGCATGTTGAAGCTGGTGGGTGCTGTCGATTCTCTGTTTGGCGCGACCTCGAAAATCTCCGGCGCCTTCGGTGTCATTTCGCAAGCGATGGATTTCATCGGCAGCGACATTGACAAAATCAATTCTCAGGGAGCACTGCGCGAGGCCGCGTCTCAGGTGCTTGCGCTTGACCAGAAGGCCACCCAGCTCCGAAACGGCATGGCCAATGGGTTCTACAGCAAGAACACGCTGGAAGACCTGGCCCGCGTCAACCGTGAACTCGCCATCGCAAAGCAGCGATTCCGCGAGCTGGACGAGCAGACCAATGGCGGCGGCAGCAGCCGCGACCAGTCCCAATTCCGCTCGCGCAGCCAGTCTTACGAGGCCGAGGCCGCCCGTCAGTCCAAACTTGCCACTGACCTGAACAACGTCCGGCTCAAGCTGTCCGGCGTGCCCGAGTCCTACGTCAAGGACATGAAGGAAATCATCCGGCTCAACCAAGAGGGGAAGCTGGTAGGGGAAGAGTACAACGCCGCATTGAAAAAGATGCAGGAATCGCTGGACAAAAAAGGCGCGTCTTCTGCTGCATCAGCCATCAAAACAGAGCAGAACGCCTATGAAGACCTAACCGCATCCATTGGCGCAAAGATTGAATCAGCAAAGCTAGAGCTGTCAGGCGGAAACACTCTTAATGAAAGCCAGAAATTACAAATCAAGCTGGACCAAGATTTAGCCAGTGGAAAGCTAAAACTTACCAGCGCCAGTCAGGCCAAAGTCGCTGCGCAAATTAAAGAGCTTGAGGTTCTTGAGCGTCTGAAGCTTGTTGAAAGTGCAAACAAGGCTTATGACGCCGAACGCGCAAAGACCGCCGAAGAAATCAGCGCAGCCTACGTCACCGAAAGCAAGGCCCGCGAACAAGGCCGACAGTCCGTCAGCGACTACGTACAGGCCATTGAAGACCAGAACAAACAGACGCAATTTGAAATCGGCCTGTCTGGAAAGACTGCGGCAGCGCGAGAAATCGCCATCCGTCAGTACCGGATCGAGCTTGACCTGAAAAAGCAGATCGAGGCCATTGATAAAAACCCCGGCTTTGATGAAAGCCAGCGCATTGAAGAGCGCGCCCGTGCCCGTTCTGCCGCCGCAAAGGCATCCGCGACCGCCGAGGCCAGCGTTTATGTGGAAGAGTTCGATAAGGCTTATGACTCGCTTTATAGCGGCCTGTCTGACAGCTTGCAGCGCGGCTTTGAAGATGGCAAGGGCTTCGCGGAGGGCTTCTTTGACTCCGTAAAAGCCATGTCCAAGCGGCTTATTCTGGAGTTTGCCGTCAAAGGCACCATGTCGCTGGTTGGTGGAGGCAAGAACGACAGCACGTTAGCGACGTTGGTTAACGGCCCAAGCGGCGGCGGCGTCATGGGGATGGTCAGCAACGCCAGCAGCATTAATAGTCTGTGGGGCGCTGGCAGTCAGTTTGTTTCCGGCGGCGCGGCTGGCGCGTCTGCGGCGTCGCTTGGGTACGCCAACGCAGTGGGTGCATTTGGTGGTGACGCGATCGGCGCACTGGCTACGGCAAACGGTGGCTGGGCTGGTGTCAGTACCGGAGCCGCGCTGACCGAGGCATACGGGGCTGCCGTAGCTGTGGAGGCTGGAACTGCCGCAGCTACAGCAGGAGCCGCAGGCGCGGCCACCGGCATCACCGCCGCGCTCTCTGCCGTCCCCGTATGGGGCTGGGCAGCGCTTGCCGGTGCCGCCATCCTTGGCATGGGCGGCAAAGGTGGCGGTCCAAAGACCGAAAGCGGCGGCGGGTTTGGCATTACTGGCTACATGAATTCAGGCGGACCTGCTGCTGACTATGCCCGTGGTGTTGAAGCCAGCTATTCCGCACTCGCAAAACAGCTTGGGTTGTCGTCTAGCCTGAGTGTCGGGGCGTTTTCGTCGCAAGATACAGAGGGAGACAGCCTGACGCAGCTACAGGTAACTGGCGGCGTCAACGGAAAATCTGTTTATGAGCGCAGCGCCCGCCTTGGAGGCGTTGAAAATGTCGGGCGTACAGACGCAGACCTTCAAGCGGCCCTCGCAGAAGAAACAAGCCGTGTGCTGTTTGCCGCGCTCAAGGCGTCAGACATTGAGGACAAATATAAAGACTTTCTAAACGGCGTTTGGGAAGGTGCTGGCGCTAACGTATTGCAGCAGGCCGTCGAACGTGTTGTTGTTGTCAAGCAGTTCAATGACGCCATCAAGGCGCTGCCTTTTGAGAACCTGAAAAACCTCAGCTTCATTGCTGCCGAGGGGTTGCTTGCGGCTGCTGGCGGGCTTGAGGCTCTAAGCGCCAACCTCGACACCTACTACCAAAACTTCTACACGGCGGAAGAGCAGCGTGCGCAGGTAATTAAGAACCTGTTTACCACGCTTGGCGCGGCGGGTGTTGACGCCAGCAGCATTTACGACCCGACGATTGCCGGGTTCCGCGCGCTGGTGGAAGCGCAGGACGTAACCACCGCGTCTGGCCAAAAAGCCTATGCCGCGCTTTTGAGCGTGTCGGGTGTGTTCGCGCAGCTTGCGACTACAAGCACCGTAGCAGGCGAAAACCTGAAAAAAGCACTTGGCGCATCCATCAGCGGCCTGGCGGAGTTGTCCAGGGCCTTGAAAACGGCGGCAGAAAGCAACAGCGCTGGACTTGGCCGTAGCGCAGCTCAATCGCAGATTTCTCAGGCTCTGGCAACGGCCAAGGCTGGCGGCGGTCTGCCCACTGCCGAAGCGCTGTCCCCTGCGCTCAAGGCCGTTTCACAGCCAAGCGAGGGCTTGTTCCGGACGTTCATAGACTGGCAGCGCGACCAAATCCGCACGGCGAACGACTTGCAGAGCCTTGCCACGATGGCCGATGACCAGATCAGCATCGAGCAAAAAATGCTTGATGCCCTGCTTGGGATTGACAAGACTATTTTGTCGGTTGCTGAGGCATTGGGAGCCGTGGAGACTGAGAAAGCGGCAACTGCCGCACAGGCCGCGCAAGCCGCTGCCGCTGGTTTGGCAGAGGCTCAGGCAAAGCAGGCCATTGCCGCCGCGCAAGCGTCAGCCGCCGCGCTGGCTGCAGCACAAGCCGCAGCAGAAGCGGCAGCTAGGGCTGCTGCCATCCCGGCCTACTCTCCCCCTTCATATTTTGAAAATGGCAGCGCTGGCGACGGCGGCAGCTTCGCCATCGGCACCAACTACGTGCCGCGCGACATGAAGGCGCAGATTCACCAAGGCGAGCGGATCATCCCAGCCGCCGACAACCGCGAGCTGATGGCGCGGCTGAGCGCTCCCGTGGTGGATAACTCGGCGCTGGTGGCAGAGATGCAGGCAATGCGGCAAGAGTTAGCAGCGCTGCGCAACGCGGCAGACCGCACAGCGGCAAGCACTGGCGCGACAGAAAGCTCCCTGCGCCGCATGTCTAGCAATGGCAACTCCCTCAACGTAACAACGGTGGCCGCATGAACGTAATCCCGCCACTTGAGATAACCGATGGTAGGTTGACCAGCAGCACCATCGCCGAGCCTGACGCCGGGGAAACCGAATGGAGTGGGGCTACCGTCGCCTACGCCCTTGGCGACCTGCGAATCCGCAAGACGACGCATAAAGTTTATGAGTGTGTTTCTGCGCACACCAGCGCAGCATCGCCAGTGCCGGAAAACAACCCGACGCAGTGGCTTGAAATCGGTCCTACCAACAAGTTCGCGATGTTTGACACGCTGCGCAACACGGCGACCATCAAGGCGAGCACTGTGACCGTGGTGATAACCCCAGGTCAGCGCGTTGATTCCTTGGCTCTGCTTGGAGTGGTCGCTGATACGGTGACTGTTTCCATGACCAGCGGCGCAACGCTTGTTTACTCGCACACAGAAAGCCTTGTTTACCGAGAAGTTTTCGACTGGTACGACTACTTCTTTAACCCGTTCCTGACAAAGCCAAGCGTTGCATTGTTCGATCTTCCTCCTTACACGGGCGGCGTCATCACGATCACGCTGACGGTGGCCACTGGCAATGTCGAGTGCGGGGCCTGCGTAATTGGCGCGGCTGAGTTCATCGGCGATGTTCAATATGAGGCTGAGTCTGATGTGCTGAACTTCTCGACCGTCAACCGCGATTCGTTCGGCGGCATCAGCGCCATCGTGCAGCGCCGCAACGTGCCCAAGACAATCCAGAGCATCTTTGTTGATAAGTTTCGCGTGAATCGCGTGCGCGCGCTGCGTGACGCCCTGGCTGCCACGCCCGCGGTCTGGGCCGGCCTCAGCAACAGCTCAGACGGCTACTTTGAGGCCATGTTGATTCTTGGTTTCTACAAGCGTTTTTCAATCAACCTGCGACACCCTGAACACGCAGTTATCGGCCTCGAACTCGAAGAAATATAGACAGCCTGCCGACCATCAAGCCGCCCTGAGCAATCACGGCGGCTTTTTCTTTGCCTGAAAGGAATCCATGTCAATCACAGCACTACCAAGCCCGCCATCTACAAGTGACCCGGCCAACTTCGCGACCAAGGCTGACGCGCTGCTGGCTGCATTGCCAACCTTTGTCACTGAGGCAAACGCTACGGCTGTAGCAATGAACCTCAACGCCACTACCGACGCCAGCGCATCGAGCTTGGCAATCGGCACTGGCGCGAAGTCTTTCACAGTGTCAACTGGAAAGAGCTTCCAGCCGGGGATGTGGCTTGTGATTGCCGACACTGCGGCGCCAAGCACAAATCAGATGTACGGAACGGTGACGAGTTACGACTCTGCAACCGGCGCCCTTGTAATGAACATCGTTTCCGTGCGCGGAAGCGGCACTAAGACGGCATGGGTTGTTTCTCAATCAGCTCCTGGTGGCGCTGCTGTTGGCGCGAACAGCGACATTACATCCCTGAGCGGGACAACGATGCCAACCGTCCAAGTATTCACAGCAACCGGCACATACACCAGGCCTGCGGGCGTGCGAAAGATTCACGTTCGCGGCGTTGCTGGTGGCGGTGCTGGTGGAGATACGGCTGGTGCGAATCAGTCTGGCGGTGGTGGTGGTGGCGGTGGGCCGATTGATAAATGGATTGATGCGTCTGCGATCACAACGGTGGCCGTCACCATTGGGGCCGCCGGTCTAGGTGCTTCTGGGACAGACGGCGGCACTACCAGCTTCGGCGCGTATTGCTCTGCTACTGGCGGAGTCTGGCCGGGGACCGGTTCAGGAACTGCTGGCGCGGCAAATGGGGGGCTTGGCGGCATCGGGACCGGCAATGACATCGACTACACGGGCGGCAACGGCGGCAACAACTGGAACAACATTTGTGGCGGCTTTGGCGGGGATTCTTTGTTCGGCACTGGCGGGCGTTCAGTTCACAACGGTGGTGCTGGTCAAAACGCTCGCGGCTACGGCGGCGGCGGTGCTGGTGGCGGGGATAACACAACCAACGTGGCCGGAGGCGATGGCACCCCCGGAATCATCATTGTTGAGGAGTTTTATTGATGAACGCTCTTATTTCGCCAAATGAGCCAGCCGGCGCTGGTGTTCGTGTGGCCGAGGTGTCGGCGATGCCGTTTGAAGTTGCCGCTCCGCTTTATTGGGTCGAATGCCCTGCCGACGTAAAAGCCGAAACCCATTATTTCGACTCACAAACATCAACCTTCGTTCTTATTTAAGGCAAAAATGCGCACCAATCAAATCTTCAAGCCAAACGCCGTCGAGGCCGACGTGATCAACTTCAACGGGCGACTGATCGTTCTCTACGTCCCGCGTGACCCTGAAAAATCAGACAAGCTCATCGCCTGCGATTACTTCACTGAAGAGGTCATCACTGAATCACCATCGCAAGGTTTAACTCTTGGAAGTGCCTTGATGGTTGGCACAACTCTGCACTATTGGGGAACGACGCAAGACGGCGCTCAGATCAAGCATATGTCCACCACTGACCTGATCAACTGGACGACTCCTGTTGTCGCGTGGACGGCTTATGCGGGTGGCCCGCAGTACATCTTCAACACCAGCGTTTGTCGTGATCCGATTGGCAATCGATACATCATGGCCTATGAAACGAGCGAGCCTTACTACGGTCACGTTGATTTCAATATCCGCTTCTTTGAATCAACCTCTCCAGAAGGACCATGGAATCCGCTTGGCGGGTGCTTCGGCTCAGATCGTTACGTCGCCTGCCCATTCCTCTGGCACTGCGCGATTGATAACTACTTCTATATGTTCTTCCTGGTGCATGAGGGCGGTGTTTTCAAAACTCGCGTTGCCCGCACGCTTGACCCGGCTGGAACATGGCAACAGTCGTCTTATCTTTTGCTTGAGCCGATCATGCCAAGCGAAATGAATAACACGTCCGATCTGTCGTTTACTGAATTCAACGGGATCACCCGGGGGGTTTACGCAGCCGGTAACCAGACTTCCGTGATGGACTTGAAGCAAGTCTATTGGGATGTCACACCGGACCAACTCTGCCAGTATTTCACGCAGTAGGCTTTATTATTGGGGATGAACAGAAAAATCATCGCCCTTGTCTCAATAGTTGCCGTCCTGTCGCTTTCAGCCTTTGTCGCTTACGTCAATCTTCCAGAAGTTGACGGCAATCCAAGTTTGAACGACAAAGGGGTTTACAAGCTGAAGGCGGTCTACATGCCCGACCGCATGGAGTCCACGCCAATCGCATTCGGCCCGATGCTCTATTCGATAGTGAACAAGCGTCCACATCGGGGAAGCTGGAACGAAAGCGCATTGCTTGTAAATTGGCTGTACGGCGGCAGAGAGGTATCAAGCACACCAACGCCGGGACTTGGTCTGATTTCTGCTTTTGTGAACGATGGCACTGCTTACGTTTTTGCCACGGCCTATTCTGGCGATGCGGTCAAGATTCTTGAATCGGACAACCTGGAAAACTGGACTGAGCCGGTCACGGTGTTGAAGGCGAAGGCAGGGCAGACGATTTACAACACGTCAGTAACCAAAGGGCCGGCCGGGTACGTGATGGCCTATGAGGTGGGGGAGCCTGGTGTTGTCGGATTTACCCCGCGCTTTGCGACTTCGCCGGACTTGAAGAACTGGACGCCGGTCGGTGAACCATTCGACCGGGGCAGATACGCTGCCTGCCCAACGCTGCGGCATATCGACGGCTGGTACTACATGCTGTATCTGACGATCTTAGACGAGGACAACGCGAAGAAGAGGTTTGTGACGGTTGCGGCGCGAAGTCTGGACTTGAAGACATGGCAGCACGCAACAAAGCCAGCGTTTGAACCGATCGGCGGCGAAGGAATAAACAACTCTGATGTTGACATGGTGCAGGCCCTTGGCGTTACCACATTCCTGTATGCAGATGGCGACCAACAGGACCATGTTTCATTGAAGCGCGCCGTCTACCTTGGATCAGAAGGCGATTTTTTCAGGCAATTTGAGTACGCTGATAAGCGACTCTAAAAGCAACCACCCCAACACCAGCCCGCCCCGTGCGGGCTTTTTTACGTCCAAACGATAAGGACCAGACATGGACCGCGCACTACTCACGTTGATTCTTTGCCTGCATCTTCTGATGCCGTCTGCCGCATGGGCGCAGGACGCGGTAAAGAGTCCACTTAACTACTCGCTCAAGGTCTACGGCGGAATTCTCGCTGTTGCGCTTTTGGGCGGCTTGGCTAGTTGGTTCGGCAAGGTTCGCAGGGGCGAGCTGCTTATGTGGAACATCAGCGCGCTAGTCGGGGAGCTGTGCATCAGCGCTTTCGCTGGGCTGATTGCCTTTTACCTGTGCGACTACATGAATCTGCATCAAGGGCTGACGGCTGCGATTGTCGGGGTCAGCGGCCACGCTGGGACCAAGGGAATCACATGGTTAGAAGGCTTGGGCCAGCGGTTCGCGGAAAAGAAGCTCGGGATTGATACGGCCTTACCTCCAAAGGAGTGATATGACACCCCAAGACATCGCCCGCTGCACTGGCGCCCGAATTGACCGCGCTCAATACTGTGCGGATGGCCTGAACGACGCCATGCGGCTGTATGACATCGACACACCAGCACGCAAGGCCATGTTCCTGGCCAACATCGGGCATGAGACTGGCGGCCTGAAATGGCTGAAGGAAATATGGGGGCCGACACCGGCGCAAACCCGGTATGAAGGCAGGGCCGACCTTGGAAATACCCAGCCCGGGGATGGCCGTCGTTTTGCCGGCCATGGCATGCTGCAGACCACGGGCCGATTCAACCATGCGGCTGTGCGCGATCGGCTGCGCAAGCGATTCCCAGACATGGCCGTTCCGGATTTTGAGGAAGACCCGGAACGGCTGGCAGACCCTGAGTGGGCATCCCTGTCTGCTGCCGACTACATTGCCATGAAGGACTGCAACCGACTGGCGGACGCAGGGGATTTTGATGGCTATGTCAAAAAGGTCAACGGCGGATTCAACGGCATTGAAGATCGACGCAATCTGTACGCCGCAGCCATCAAGGCCCTTACGTTCTAAATGGTGCACCCACTATGAAGCTCTCTTTTAGCCCTCAAATAAGCCTCGCTGGCCAACTCACCGGTATCGTACAGCCCAAGGTATTTCTTCTTGCCGTTCACGTTTATGAATGCCTCGAATTTCTGCGCGGCCTTGTTAAAGTGGACGCCAAGAAATCCCGTCGTATTGTTGGACATGGGGCGGCGCATATTTTCCTGATTCAGCCTTCGCGATTCGTCGCGAAGATTGTCGAATCGGTTGTTGGTCCGAACGCCGTCGCGATGGTCAACAAGTTGCGCAGGCCACTCTCCCGTGACGTAGAGCCAAGCCAAACGATGACACCTGTAAAGATGGCCATCAATACGGATTGCCAAATACCCTTCGGAGTCGATGCCACCGGCGCTGGAGCCGGCCTTTATCTCGCCCCACCGTCCGGCATCGATTCGGCGAGTGAATGCGCCGGTTTCTGGACAATAAATGAAAAGCTCGCGCAAGCGCGTAGCGGTAAGATCGGTGGCAGCCATGATGCGGTTCCTTCGCGTTGTGGTCAGAGGCCCCGGCGCAGTGAGATGCGAACGGGGCCTCGCTATTTTACGCCTACAACGGCGCGGGCGGTGTTGTCGTGACCGCCCTCCTGAACTGGCGCGTGTGGGCAGCTGTAGCCATGGCTATTGTGCTTGCGGCCTCCCACTGGAAAGCCTACACGGCAGGCGGGAAAAGCGTGCAAGCGGGATGGGACAAGGAGCGAGCAGAGCTGACCGCCGCCGCGCTGGCTGCGAGCGAGCAGGCCCGTATCAAAGAAAAGGCCCTGAATCTTTCATTGAACAAAGTGAGGAACGACTATGCGAAAGAAAAATCTCTACGCGCCGCTGATGCTCGCGTTACTGCTGGTCGGCTGTCAGAGCTTCAAGCCGCCCTCGATAGTGCCGCCAGTGCAGATCCCGCCGCCACCGGAGGAGCTGATGATCCCCGTAACGCCATCATCCATCAATGTACAGGGGCTCTTGTCGGAATGGACGAATATGCTCAAGGCGTGGCAAGCACGACAAGCGCTCTGCAAAGATACGCCGCAAGTGTGTGTGTAGCCAAATGACCGACTTCACCGCAGGCCTGGTGCTTGGCATCCTGATAGGCGCGGTCCTTTTTGGCTGTTTTGTCGCGTGGTGCCACTCGTGAAAAGCAGGGCGGGATGAGATACGCCGCACGCTGAGTTATGTCGAACCAGAACCGGAGCCTGTTGCGGTGGTGCTGGCGGATTCGGATGAGTAGCCCACAATAACCCCCCGAATATCACGCAAAAGCCCTATCCATGCGGCTGTCTGGTGCTGGTCTCAGGCACCATTGATTTAGTCTATTTTGTGCGCCTACAGCGAAAACTCGCACAAATAGTGGCTATGATTTCCGGCAAAGTGCACCTGTTGCACATGGTTTCCCAACTTTTGCCCCCGAAATCCCCCCGACCAATCCCCCAATGGCTACGCCGCAGAAAACCGCCCAAGGCACCTGGCGCATTCAAATTGAGGTTGCAGGCCAGCGAGATAGCATAACCCTGCCGACCAAGCGCGAGGTTCAAGCGTGGGCGGCTGCGCGTAGCGTCGAGCTACGGGCACACTCTACCGGCGACAAAGGCCACGGCAAGACGCTCAGGGATGCTATGCGCCGCTATGCAGAGGAAGAGTCGCCAAAGAGGCGCGGCGAGGCTTGGGAAATCGTCAGGCTCAAGGCGTTTGAAAACAAAGAGCATGGTCTACCCATCAGGACGCTACTCTCCCGAATCACCGACGAGGACATAAAGGCGTGGCGCGATAGGCGGCTGGTGCATGTTTCCCGTGGCACGGTGATCCGGGACATGACGCTTTTATCATCGGTGCTAGAAACCGCCCGCGAAGAATGGAAGTGGCTCAAGGTCAATCCTCTGCGAGGCGTCAAAAAGCCGACCAAGCCAGCACACCGGAAGCGGGTGATTGCGCTGGGGGAAATCCGGGGTGTGTTGCGGGCGCTTGGCTACAGCAAGGCACCGGCCCGCACGGTATCGGAATCGGTCGCCGTGGCCTTCCTGCTGGCGCTGGCAACTGGCATGAGGGCAGGTGAAGTGTGCGGGTTGCGTTGGGCTGATGTGCGCGAGAAATACGCCACGGTCCACAACGTCAAATCCAAGGAGCGCGGGGTAAGCCGGGAGGTTCCCCTGTCGCCGGTCGCCAGTCGGCTGATTGAAAGAATGCGCGGCTGGGACAAATCCACCGTGTTCGGCCTTGGCGCTCCAACGCTGGACGCGCTTTTCAGGCGGGCGCGAAAGCGGGCAGGGCTGGAGGGCTTCACCTTCCACGACTCCCGCCATACAGCGGCTACCAGGATCGCCAAAAAGCTGCATGTCCTTGATCTATGTAAGATGTTTGGGTGGGGTGACCCAAAAATGGCAATGATTTATTACAACCCGACCGCATCAGAAATTGCTATGCGGCTAGAGTGACGTGGCGCCAAATCTTGCGCTGGCGCACACGCTGAATTAAAGATGGACTCACGCCGTACTGTATAGCCAGTTCTGTATGTGGCGAGCCAGATTGCAGGATGACCACTACCTTTTCTTCGTTTAGTTTGGCAGATCCTTGCTTGACTCCTCTAGCCAGCCGTTCCGGATGCTTGCGGGCCGGGTTATCGTCGCCTCGTGGTTGGTTTGTATATGGCTGTTGACGGCCTTTTAACCACATATCCGATATGTTGTCTTGCTGTGATCCGACGAATAGGTGGCGCGGGTTTACACAAGCCCTGTTGTCGCATTTATGTAGCACTTGATCTCCTTCCCCCAGCGCCGCGACAAACACCGTGTAAGACATGCGATGAGTCGAAATTGTCTTTTTTGGCAGCTCATCGGAGAGGTTGAATTGCCCGTACCCCGTTACTTTGTTCCGGCTCTTTGGCCAGTTGACACACTCATCCCCGAAGCTGCTCGGCAAAATAGCCTTGAATCGGCAACCTGCCGCGCAAAACTTCCTATTGGAGTAAATGGACGCGACGGTGAAGCCGTTTCCGCACTGAGCGCAAATTCTATTTAGCATGGCTTGTATGATACTACAATCCTTCCTGCTAATCACTTGCGCGCCTCCCACTCCACAATTTCAGCCAGTAGCCACTTGCCATCCCGCCCGGGTGTTGGGAAGTCGCGCTCTGCCATGTAGGCCGCAAGGGTGTTGCGATGCACGCGCAACCGCTCGCAGACCTCTGCCCGCGTCATGCGTGCGCCAGTCACACGGGCCATAGCGACAAACGCCGCCGTCAGGCTGTCAAGGCGTTCAATAATTGCCGTATCGCTCATGCCGGCCCTTCCTTGGTTTGATCGGCGGCGCGGATCCCTTTGCGCAGTTCGCGCAATAGCATTGCCACTTCACGCCGACCACTCTGGCATTCGAACTTTCTGAATTCGATTGGTAATACGCGCACCTGTTTGACGGCTGGTCGGCGCTCGGTTTTGACGGTCAGTTGTGCTTTGAACGCAGCAAGGCTTATCGCTGGCTGGGGTGGCAGATAAACCAACCGCGCCGGAATGTCCAAGACTGATTTATAGTAGACGCGACCATCTTGCCAAACCTCTTTTGTGTGCCGTATCGGCTTACGCTTTCCTGGGTTTCGCTTGGCAATATCCAGCGCCCCAAGTCCTGCACGTCGGCGGTCGCTTGCAAACTGCATCAGGGCCAATGCCGGTTCACCTTGATAGCGCCTGCTCGCCAACTCCAGCAATTCATGGTCGGCTTTCATTCCACTCCCTCCATCCCTTGCCCAGCAGAATCAGGATTGATCTGGCCGGTGGGTGCTGAGGGGCGGGGTGCAGGGAGTGGCGGCAGTGGCATCCATTTGGTGTAATAACAGGAATCGCCGTCAGCCTTCGCCGCCCGCATGTGGTGGTGCATGTAATGCCCGGTTTCAACCTTGATGCGACCTGTCTCGGTCAAACATAGAAACTCATCGCCCGACTGCGGTATGGTCTCAATCGGCTGCCACTGAGACACCCCGCCACATTCACCACCGGCCAAATGAACCGAATCCGACTGCTGTTTTGGCGGTGCTGGGGCGGCGGCGAGCGCGTCAATTGAATCGAGCAGGGCGCGCAGGCGGTTGGCCTCTGCTTCAAGTACTAGCTTAGATCCCCTGTTGCAGCTCAAAATCATCTGCTCGCAGCGCATCAGGTCGGACTTGACGCTGCCACGGCACGACTGCAGCAGATCGGCTACCCCCTCGGGTACAGCGGCTTGCTGGATTGCCTCATTGACGATTCCGGCGAGTTCGTTGGCGGTGAGTTGTGGCAGCAGTTCCCCGCCAGCTTCACCGTGCCACGACAGCGCGGCGACTTTGGCTTGTTCGTTGTTCATGGTTTCCCCTTTGTGGCGAGTCTGAGGACGGCGCTGATAATTTCTGCTGGATCTACACAGTCCCATGCGCCCGCACCCATGCCTACCTCTTGTTCAACCGCCTCAACAGTTGGCGGCTCAATGGGAACTGGAAACCGCTTAGCTAGCGGGCCATTCATGCAAGCAAGGCACAAGCGATGCCCATGTCGGCAGGGCTGATCAGCTCCGGGAAAAGTCGCCCATTTCATTCCTTGAGGCAAAGCGGCTTGCTCTATTGCGGCGCGGGCGTAGTCCTCCATCGCACTTCGGATGACGCTGGCAAACATATCGTTGTCAAGTTGTGAAAATCCGCCCTCAAACGTCACCGTGCAATCGGCGATGATCTTGCCGATTTCCTCGCCATCAATGTCGTTGTCGGGCAGCTCAGGCATCGCCACATCAGTGTTTGTGGTCATGTCAGAAGCCATCGAATTCTCCAAGGGCTTCGTATTCGCCCAAAGTCATTGTTTTGAAGGTCAAGGTGTAGGTGTTGTCGTCGTCATCGGAAAACAGGCCGTCCAGCTCGCGGATGGGACAAGTCAGAGTGACGCCGTCCAAGGTGATGCACGCCACACGCATCGGGGCAAGGTCTGCGTTGTAGACGCGCCCGCTGCGGGTCTTGACGAACTTTCGCTCGATGTCGGCGCTCATTTCCCCTCCCCCTGGTCACCGCCCTTGGCGAGAATGGCGGCGTTGCGGCGCGTTCGTATGCCGTCAATGCGTTTGGCAAGTTTGTGAACGTCGCGTTGGTTCTTTTTTACGCGTTCACGTTGATATTCGCGTAGGTACGTGCCGGGATCACCAAAACATATACATTCAAAAATCCTCAGCAATGAGTAGGCTTCGTCTGCAACCCATTTCCCGCGCAGGTTCAACCGGACCCCATTGAAGTTCTCTACCTCTGATTCAATGCCACAGTCGGTCAGTAAGGTGTGTAGGAAGCATCCGCAGCACTCACAGAACTCCTGTCCGTCCGATTCGTAGCCGTAGCCTCCAGCCAAAAAATAATCGTGTTCAGGGTGTGCCGCGTTAAGTTTTTCGATTTCCTTGCTGCCGCACGCTGCGCAGTAGCTGGGGCCTTGATCGGTATCAGTTTCACGCGCATCCAGCCAGTGAACATGACCGACAGTCTCATCAATTGGGCGGGCCATCTGGCGCAAAAACTCAATGCAGCGCTTATAGCGCGCATCTTGTATCGAGGTCATATCGCACCGCCTGTCTGCGCATCAGTCGGCCCCGGCCCCTGCACGCGGCCACATTCGCCACTGTCAGAATGAAAAGAATCCGGTCGCGCATCCATCACCCCCGCCCCACCAGCACTATGGGTGGGCTGCACCCCTGCTGGAGTGGCGGTGCTCATGGCCTTTTTGGCTATGTCCAGGCTGATCTTTATCTGGTCATGCTGCGGCGTCATCGGCGTAAATGCTGTCTCCATGAAGTTGTACAGGTGAACAACCTCCACCGGCACAAGCACCATCCCGGCCACTGGTGCGGCATCCTGCGGCTTGGGTGGCTGGGTGGCAACCGTTGGAAATTCTCCAATAGTTCGTTTGATAGATGCCGGCTCAGCAAGCACCGCCCGGGCGAACAAGACAAACCAGTGCTGTTCAGCGCATCGCGGGTCAGCCTTTGCTTGAGCGCGTAACTCCCAAAGACGTTCGTCTGTCACCCCACCACGGCCCAAAGGAGCAGTCTGGGTTGGGGTGGCCAGATACTTGTCGGCGGCAGCAATTGCGGCATCTACCTGCCGAACAGGGAACACGCTCGAATCATCGCCTTCGTCAGGGTCTGACCAATTACGACAGCACGCTAGCGTATCGCGCAGGTTCGTCACAATCTCGGCCACCTCGCCTGCTGGCACAGCGCCAGCGGCTTGCTGGATTGCGGCGCGGCGGTTCCAGGCCGCAATCGCTTCCTCGCGAGTGTCGGCAGTTATTTGCGCGCCACACCGCCAGCCACCCACGCCGCAATGCATCGTCCAGCACTGAGAGTCGCCGGGCTTGCGTTCACGGTGGCTGACGTAGTGCCGCATCCCGTCCGTTTCGCGCCAATATCCTCCGCTGGGGTAAAGCGTGTCCTCCAGGTCATCCGGGGTTTTTCTGCCGCAGAAGGGGCAATCTTTAATTTGTTCCATTGGAGGCTCCCAGAATCAGTTTTGCGGCCAGCAACGCATCGGGGCAAGGTCTGCGTTGTAGACGCGCCCGCTGCGGGTCTTGACGAACTTTCGCTCGATGTCGGCGCTCATTTCCCCTCCCCCTGGTCACTGCCCTTGCTGGCGAGAATGGCGTCTACGGCTGCGTCAAGAGTTTCAGCCCTCAGTGGTGCGCCGATGCCGTCGATCACACTCCAATGCTGTCCACGGCGCAGCCACCGATACCTGTCCGCATCCTTGGCGTCCCCCTGCTTGGGCGCCAAGCTGCGATAAATCTCCATGTCGGATGGAGTCGCCCCCAGCTCTGGAAATTGCTGCCTGACAGGCTCCGCAGGAGAAGCAACCGGTACACGGGCGGCGGCGAGATACAGTTTTTCGCCGTTCTTCGGAACGTAGCCGCCTACCCAACCTACCCCCACATGCAGCGGAGAAACGGACACCACCCCGACAGGTGCCGCCGCCTCCTGCGGGCGGGCAAGCTCGATAACTTGTCGCGCAATCCGGCGTGCTTCATCCTGTTTCAAGGAGTTTCCGCCGTTCTGCCATAAACGGTATTCGGGAATATCTTTCCAAGTTTCGTAAATCAACTTGGCTGCCGCCTCTACCTGGCTTGTTGTTTGTGTCATGGCTTACTCCTGCCAGCAGGAAAGTTCTTCGTCAACTGCATCCGATGGCGAAAGCGGCATATCCTGCCAGCTTTCCCACGCAGCGCCAGCGATGCCCCACGCATCCGACAAAGACAGTGACGCACGGCGGCGAATAATGATTGCGTACTGCAATTTCCAGATAAATGCTTTCATATCAGTCCTTCGGTGGTTGTTTGGTGAGGGCGCGGGCAATCTCGCCAGCCTCAAAATGAGCGACGTATTGATTTGGCTCGACTTGGCCGCTTCGGAGGCAGGCCAGCAGGCTTTCGGTATAGGCGTCGTCGTCGTACTCGACTTGCTGGCGCTTCTGTTCTGCTCTTTGTGCTTTTAGGCTGTGAGACATACAAAACTCCTGTTTATTTGGCTACTTCCGCAGGGCGTCGAGTACGCCAGTTAGCTTCCCGGTTTCGTTCAAGTCGCGCAGGCGCTCCATGCAATTTGTCAGACGCTCAAGCTGTTCAAGCCGCTTTTCAAAATCAGGGCCAACCAACTTGGTTATTTTGTTCATGGCGTCCGTCATCTGCGCGGCGGCATCTTTGGCGCGGCTGACCGATTCTTTGGTCCGCTTGCTTTGGACTTCCATCTGTTGGTGCATGGCGTCGGACGCGCCCATTAGCGTGGCTCTGGCTTTTTCAAAGTCGCCAAACGCAGCATCAAAGTTTTTACGAGCGCCGCCAATACCTCGGGCGACGATGTTTCCAGAATCGTCTGCCATTAGATTTTCTAAGGCGTCCACCGGAATGCCGATGCGCTCTACATTGCCGGATGTGTGGTTGATTGCTTGCTGTATGCTCATTTTTAACTCCTGTTTTATTTGGCCGCGTGTTTTGCGTGGCCGCGTGCATTAATGACCTACGCTGGCACGTCCTCAAACTGCTCGACGCGCACGGTCTGAAACGTCAGCCGGCGATGCACTTCACGGGTTGCAACAACGTCCCCGGCGCAATAGTCGGCCACCTCGGCAATGCGCCCGGCCTGTACAGCGTCCCAAACCGTAGCGCCCGTAATATCGCCCTTGGGTGACTGGATGCCCAGCGCCTTGCACAGCTTGTCCAGGCTGATGCGATTGCCAACACCGGCCCACTGCACCATCGTGTCGAACACCTTGTCCGACTCCCACGGCTTGGCCTGTGCTGCCCGTGCGATCACGCCATGCGGACGGACGCGGTTGACAATCGAGCGCTGCACCATAAAACGCAGGTCAAAACTGGCGACGTTGTGGCCGACAACTGTCAGGGAGCGCTCAGCAGCTGGCGAAATCACGTCACCTAGAGCGATGTAAAAATCCTCCAACAGCTCAGCCTCACAAGCCGGCGCCTGCCAGTCGTTGGACCAGACGGTCTGTGGCGCGGCGTCATCAACAGCAAAGCCAATCGCGCAAATCTGCCCATAGGCGCCATCCAGCCCAGTCTTGCGATAGGTGGCGTCAACGTCTGCATCGAAGGCGTCACGCAACGCCTGCGCCTTTTGCTGGCCTTCGTTGCTTAGCCATGCCGCGATCTTTTCGGCATCCTTGTAGTTTCCAGGGGCGCGGATGGCCTCGATTTCCGCTGCAAGCGCCGATTGCTTGCTCTCGCGGATTTCCGCCAGCACGTCAGGGCGCTGAGCGGGTATCGACTCGATATCAAGGGTAAGGTACTCGTTCATGATGGTCTTTCAAAAAGGGTGAACCGGGCCGACTACTAAACGGCTGACGCTGCGGGTGAATTAAGTCCGTCCATCCTGCTTCCGGCCCGTAAATCAGAATGGAATGTCGTCAGTCATGTCGTCAAAGCCGCTGCCACCAGATGCAGGCGCGGCGGCGGCTTGGCGCTGTTCTGGCTGTCGCTGTTCCTGGCCTTCTGGTTTGCCGCCCAACATGCGCATCTGGTCAGCCTTGATTTCCGTGCTGAACTTTTCAACGCCGTCTTTGTCGGTGTATTTGCGGGTCTGAATCTTTCCCTGCACAAAAGCGAGTGAGCCTTTTTTCAGGTACTGGCCGCATATCTCGGCCAGCTTGCCAAACGTGCTGACGCGATGCCACTCGGTCTGTTCCTTGGCATCGCCCGTGGCCTTGTCTTTCCACTTTTCAGTGGTGGCAATGGAAAAGTTGCACACGGCGTCACCGCTTGGCAGATAGCGGGTTTCCGGGTCTTTGCCAAGATGGCCGATGATCTGGACTTGGTTAAGCATTTGCGGTTTCCTTTGGTTGTGATTTGTTTGCGCGCTCAGGCTCAAGCTCAAGCAGGCGTTTGTTTTTTGCCGACTTCACGGCGGGGTGGTCTGATTCCGGCAGCATGGACATGGCGGCGTCAAAGTGACCACGCAAAACGTCCACGCTGGCTGATTTGCTGATGCCGTCAAGAATTGCCTTCACGTCAGGGCCTGCTACGCCGGTTTCCAGCCACTGCAAAAGTTCCTCGCCGGTTTCCCTGCCGATCTTGAAAAACCGGCCATCAAACAGGCTTGTGCGGTCTTTGGACGCGCTGGCGATGTGGTTCATATCCACGTCCAGCATCACCGTGAATTCGTATTCCATGCCCTCGCGCTGGACCGGGGCCATGCCAACCTTTTTGGGCTGCTGTTTGCCCTTGTCGTTGGTTTCCAGCACGTAGTCCTGCTTAGCGCGCATCGTGGCGATGATGTGGCAGGGGCTGCGCAGCATGGCATCAACCAGGGTGTTGTGCTCTGGCGTGATGGTTCTCCACGCTGCAAAGCTGTTCGTTCCCCGATCTGCCAGCTTTCCCTGCTTGTCCAGCAATCCGCCGTCACCGGCCCATGCGTGAGACAACGAATCAATGATGATGGTCTGATAACCAGCATCCTCGAAAGCCTTGATTGCCTGCGTGTACTTGGCAACGCTGTAAGGCGCTGATACCTCGATCACGTCATAGTCGCCAAGGTGCGCGTACAGATGGCCTGAGCCATGCTCGGTGTCAATCAGCCCGACCTTACCGCCCAAGCCGAACGCCAGCAGCAGAGCGCTGTATGTCTTGCCCGCTCCGCTTGGCGCTGCAATGCCCATTCGCAGTTTTGCCTTCATTCGCTGTGCTTTTTTGATTTCCATGATTCACTCCGTTAAAAATTGGATTCCGTAAAACAACTTCACCTAACCACCCATCCCCATCAAAGCTGTCATCAGCTTCCATGAGGTCCATAACCATGTCTTTTGTGCGGCTCATTTGGCAAACCCCACAACCACGCCAGCAACAAGGACGCAGGCCACCACAGCCGCGCATACGTACCAAGCCTGTGCATACCAAGGCAGCGCACCCCACCACGCCATGAAGTCATCCAGCGCATTACCCGGCGCGTCGATCAGCTCGTAATAGCCGGGCGGCGATGCGTCCCAGAAGTGGCGGGCGGCTTTGTCTTGCGGTGTTTCGCGGGCTGGGCAGCCGTGGCCCTGCTCACACTTGCCGGTCATGGGGTTGCAACATTCACTCATGTTTTGCTCCTTGCGGGCCACGATTTGGGACGGTCGGTCCATTCGATTGCTTCTTGATCGGCGGCTTTTTTTTTGGCCTTCACCTGCGCAGCTTCTGCCGACCAACCAGGTCTTGCGACCTCACTCCAGAACTTACCGTTCCACCACCTAAATGCAAAAATACTCCGGTATCTACTCGCCGGCCACCACCCCAAAGACGGCGGAGGCCCTTTGTGCCAAACAGGTTTAGTCATTGCAGAGTCTCCTTTTGAACAGGTTTAGCAAGCAACCAGCGCTCACCAAGCCACAGCCGCATGGCGATATAGCTGCGCTGGTTGTGGCGATTGACAGACTTGGGCGCGAGGTCGCAGCTATACAGCCGGATTGCGCGTTTTGCGAGTTGCATATTCATTTGGACAGTCCAATCACAAGGTAAGTGGCGAACAAGACGCCGATGGTTACAGCAAGCACCCAGCCCGCTACGTCCTCCCATAGCGGCCTTGTGGTTCTGTAGTGGGTGCGGTTCATGGCCTGGCTCCTTGCGCTGTGGCGAGTTCTGCGCGGGCTTGTGCATAGCTTTCTTTTTCAGCCTCGCTTGCATACTCAAACCGAATCGGCCAAAGCTGTTGACGTGCGCACTTGTCTGGAACACCGCCCTCTTTCATTGCCTTAAAAATGTCCGGCGTGTGGTTGTAAGCGTGACCAAACGGCCAGAAGCAGCGAGCACACTTGTAATAGCTGGTATTGCTCGGCGTCGATTCGTAGTGCCAAAGGTGGTCGGCGCCCCAGCCGTCGCCGAAAATTTGGCTCTCGTTCTTCTCGGCCCATTCCGCGTATGTGCTCATGACAACATCCCCCCAAGCCGCGCAGCCTCAGACCACTGCAGCTCCAGCTTGACGGCGCGATCCTGGTGGTCTCGCGCTGGCCCGCCGCTTTGCTTGTAGCGGTGGATTGCCATGTCGGATTCGATGCGGTCGGCTTCGGTGAGGCCGTGGTCGTGGCAATGTGAATATCCAGACTCACCCGGGCCGAACTCGCCGCCACACTGGCTGCAATAGGTCGCAGGGAATTTCGGGGTGTTTGGCGTGGTCATGCTGCACCGCTCTTCGGCATGGTTGCATCTATTGATGCATCCATCTCGTCGGGGCCTTCGCCATAAATGTCCATTTCAGCCAGCCAGCCGTCTTTGAACATTTCCCATTCCGAATCGCGCAGCCACCGATACCTAGCCGCTTCCTTGGTGGTGCCTTGAGCGTTTTGTTTTTCGATGGCATCTCGCAGTTCTCGCATATGTTTATTAATCAACATCGCATCTGCGGGGAGTGCCTCGTGCGCGCGGGCTTTCCAGCGCTCAACCAATGCGTTCATGACGCCACCATCCCCGCCGACCAAATGATCTTTTTGCATTTGCTGCTCCTTGTTAGGCGGGTGTGTACTCGATGGCTTCGAGTTCGCTGATCTGCTTGCGAATCTGGTTGACCTTCAACTCAAAATCAGCCATTGCCTGCTTCTCCTGAGTGCGCAGGTTGGCGATCATGTCGGGGCGCGGATCGAAGTCGTCGGGCACTTCAACCTCGATGGATTGCTGTTTGACGACAACCTTTTCCGGCCAAATGTCTGGGCTATGACGCGGGTCATACGTGGACCAACTGATCGTTGGGTCTTTCGGGTCCCACTTGTTTGCTTCGTATGTCACGAATCCGTCGATTACTCGTTTCATGCTTTTCTCCTTTTTTGTTCAATCACATCCGCAAGGCTCTAGGCCCACTACAAAACGCAGACTCGCTGCGGTTTATGGTGGGGGTTAGGCGGTGGCAGCTTCAACGCCTTGCTTAATGAAAAAGCGGCCGTCGCTTTGGCACCCATGGACAACGCGGTGCTGCAGTTGCACATCGGCGCGAAGGCACAATGCGGACCGCTTGCAGGAAGCGCTATCTGCGCAGCCAGCCAAGCCAGTCGAGTGACCAGCCACGATTGCCATATAGCCGCCAATAACGCGGTTGCCGGCGGTCGCTTGTGTCGTGTTGCTCATGCTCGTTTCTCCAAGTAGTTAGTAAATCCACCACCTCAATCAGCGCGGAACTTGGTTCCTCAAAACCGCCCTCTGCATCCTGTTGGGCTTACCGGCTTTCGTATCGCGGGCCGGGTCTTGTGCTTTTTGAAGCGAGTGAAGTTAATGTACACGCAATGTGTAGTTAGGTCAACAAATAATTGAGTTAAATTTGCGACTAAGGGAAAACGATGATTCGCATGGGCGTAAAAAAGCCACCTCGAATGGGTGGCTCTGTTGGGTTTTATCCCTGTCTAGGGTATATCCGCTGGTACTTTAGGTCTAAAGGTATAAATTCGGCATGGGCTCCTTTGGGCTACGCCTGCCGCCGATTGTCCGCTCCGGAGTCTGCTGGCGGCTCCCCCGTCAGGCGACTACTAATCAAGGATATTGCGCCAGCGTTCGCCTTCGGGTTTTTCAGAAACAACGTCAGCATTACCAACACGTCGTCCCTGGCGTCCTGATCTGCCGCCTCTGCAACAGAGGCAAAAACCCTCATGGCTGCAGCCAGGTCCCCGGCCATGCGCCCACCGGCGATGCTGGTGACGCTCTGAGATACCCCTTCGATTTGGTCAACCGTAAACGGCGACAGCGCGTCCGCAATGGCGCGGTAGTGACTGGCGGGCACACCCCTTTTTTTCCAGTTCTGCACCCGCTGGATGGTCATCTCTAGCCGGTCAGCAAGCCACTGCCAGTTCAGGCGGCGCTTTTTTAGCTCGGCATCGATTACTTCCCAAGGGCTCATTGGGCTATTGTTCGCCATGCTGGAAACTAAATGTTGACCTTGACTACACATTAGGTGTACCATGGCCATCATGAATCAAATCGAAAAAGACGCCGCCCTCATTTCGGAGCTTGGCGGCCCCGCAAAAGTCGCAGAACTTCTGGGGTATGTCGAAGGCGGTGTACAGCGGGTTTTCAACTGGACAACGCGCGGCATTCCATCTTCCGTGAAGCTGAGCCGCCCTGAATTGTTCTTGCGCGATTTCCCAGCTTTCAACAAAAAAACCAAGCGCATCCACTCCACCAAGCAGGAGGCGTAAATCATGACTGCCTTCAAAGCAATCACCACGCTCGAACAGCTTGATGAACTTGACAGTGACGCGATGCTGGCAGGTTACCAGGCCGGATTGAATTTCACCGCTACCGACTACACCCGAAAAGACCAAGCCTACTGGCACGGCTACCTCAACGGACAAGTTGATTGCAAACAGATGCCAATCAGCCCTGAGCAGTGCGAACTCGCCCGCGTCATCGTTGCCAAGCAGCGGGCGCATTAACCCATGACCACCAACCCCACCACCACCCAACTGCGCGCCCTCGGCTCTGCCGCTGCTGACGCTCGCACGCCTATCTACGAAGCAGAGATTCGCAGCGGCCTGACCAGCGCCGAACTGATCGAGTTTGAAGCGGGTTATTTCGCGCGGCAGTTTGAGCGCGAGGGGCAGGGCGTCTAGCACATGAACCCAATTTGCTTTCTTGATGTGTCCTCCAGCAACGCCGCGCTGCGGCGGGGTGCCTCCCAAGGCACAGGCTGCGCTGGTCGGGCACATCAAAAAGGCGTGATTTTTGGAATTAGTCATGCCTTTATTTTTCGGCCGGTTCAACTGGTCATTCAACAGGTAATTCCATCATATTTTTCTATGAAGGCACTCATGGAACAGTTACCACTTCGGCTTCTTTGCCGCCTTGACGCCCCCAGCGTCGTACCCCCTCAACGCATCGCTCAGTGCAAGACCTACAGGGACGCTGTAAAGCTCTGTTGGGACCTGCGCCCTATGCGGAGTATCACCAAGTCCTTTCTTGCTAAAGAAGCGGGCTTGTACGCCCCGCACGTCACTTGCTACATCGAAGACGGCAAGCGCCAGCGCGATCTGCCTGGATGGGCTGTGCGCGGTTTTGAGCTGGTTTGCCACAACACGGCAATCACGCAATGGCATAACGCGCAGGCCAAGCTGACCTGCCTTGAGGAAATGCAAGCGATGCGGGAGGCGGCATGACTCTGGTCACTGAAAACCTTAAAACGTATCGAGTCTTCATTTCGATGCACAACCGTTGCAAGAACACAAACTACCGTCGATATGCGGACTATGGCGGGCGCGGCATCAAGGTGTGCCCTGAGTGGACTTTGTTTGCCAACTTTTTGGCTGACATGGGTCCGCAACCCGAGGGCATGGTTCTTGACCGAACCGACAACAGCGGCGGGTATCAACCCGGCAACTGCCAGTGGGTCACACCAAAGACAAGCGCGAGGAACACCCGGCGCAATCGGATGGTTACGGCATTTGGTCAAACCGCTTGTGTCTCTGAGTGGGCCGAACGTACCGGCATCAACAAAACAACGATTGTTCTGCGCCTGAATCGCGGATGGTCGCCAGAGGCGGCACTGACGGTATCCACGTCGAACAAGCAAAACGCAGCCATGGCCCAGCTTGCGCCGATTCTTCAACAGCTTGCGCCTCTGCTGCGTCAAGCAGGGCTGACCGCCTAACCACAAGGAGAAAACATGGACGAACAGATGCGCGAGAAGTTTGAAGACTGGATGAAAAAGAACCCAGACGCACGATTCTGGAACACCACAGACGGGCTGTTTGCCGCCTTCATCGGTGCCGCAGCCCTATCCCAGCCAGCCGCGCAGGAAATCGATGAACTGAAAACAATCTGCGCGGAAACATATCAGGTGGTCGGTTCACTGGCTTCTGATTTGGGTATTTTCGGCAGTTGCCTGCAACTCGGAAAAGTGCTGGACAACCTGAGCCAACAAAAGCGCGTACACAACGATGTGCTGCCGTGGCCCTCGTTTGAAGCGCAGGTGGATTCTTCTCATCCTGCCGGTGGTGAATGTGGCGGGGTGCAGGCATGAACGTCTCCCAACTTCACAAACAACTTGGCGCATTGGTTGCTCAGGGCCACGGGCGCAAGCCGGTGTGCATAAACAAGGCCAGCTTCAATCACCCGCTCGAAGAAGACGGCGCGGTGATTCTCAAAGTTCAGACCGTGACAGGTCCGCGCTTTATCACGATGACCGACGACGACGGTGGAACCAAGTTCAACAAGGATGGCACCGAGTCCGGCTCTTACACCGTAGTGCTGGAAGGTGGCGCCACATGACCCCCAAAGCCATCGCTAACGGCAATCCGCGCTGCTGGCATTGCCTACGGCGCCTGATGTACAAAAAAGGCGGGGGCTTCAAGTTCGCCTTGGTGGTGGACCCGATAGGTGCAGAGCATCGCGTTCACCTTCATTGCGTGTCGGAAGTTATCGGTGACGGCGTCAAGGTTGCGCCAAAACAAACGGCGGTTCCAGCATGACCCCAACCCAACAAAAGCGCCGCGCAGCATACGCCCGCCTGGTTCGTTCTCTGGACGTACCCAAGCGCGACAGCATAAAAACTCCAACCATGTCAGACGCCGACAAGACGCGCAAGTTGAAAAAGGCGGCGATATGAAAACACAACCCGTCCTCGTGGACGACGTATTGGCGGCTTTCTCCTATGACCCTGATACTGGGATGCTTCGACGCAAGACGCGTCCGAGTAATAGGGTTCATCTCGGCGATCTGGTGGGCACTATGGATCGCCAAGGGTATCTGAGGGCTTGTTTTCAGCGAAAAACCGTAAGGGTGCACCGTCTCGCATGGGTCTGCTTTTACGGAAAGTGGCCCGATGGAGAGATTGACCACATTGATGGCAACAGGTCCAACAACCGCATTACCAACCTGCGTGATGTCTCTCGATCAGTGAATGCCGAGAACCTTTTAAAAGGCCACCGCGACAAAAAATTCAACGCACCTCTTGGCGTCTCATGGGCCAAAGGGAAGTGGTATGCGTACATCAATACCGGCGGTCGCCGAATAAATCTCGGCCATTTCGAAACCGTCGAGGTCGCACAAAAAACCTACCTTGATGCAAAACGGAGGCTACATGCTGGTTGCACCATTTGATCTGATCCAACGGGGGAATGCGCGATGACCATGCAAGACAAGCTCCTGGAGCTGCTCAAAGCGCAGTGGGTGACGCCGATTGACGCGCTGGATAAGGCGGGCTGCTTTTCACTTTCTCAGCGTTGTGGTGGGTTTAAACGCGCCGGCTATCCAGTTCAAGACAAGTGGGTTGATTTGGCTAACGGCAAGCGAGTGAAGGCGTACACGCTTGCGGGCCGCGTGGAAGAGGGCGAGGCTGCATGACCATCGCCGAGCTGGAGCAGCACATCAAGGAGTCCGGCTCCCTGATGGCGACCGCCTTGATGCAGTACGAGCTTACCGGCTGTCTGGCAGATCGTGGCCAGGCTGACAGCTACCGGATGAGCATGGAAGCGCTCATTGCCGAGCGCGTCAAACAGGCAAAAGACGAATGAAGCACTACCCGCATCACATCAGCGATTTCAACAACGCCACGCGGCACTTATCGCGTGTGGAGCGCAGCCTTTACCGTGATTTGGTGGAGCTTTACTACGAAACCGAGAAACCTCTGCCACTGGATGTGCAGGCCCTTTGCCGCCGCATCGTTGCCAACGAGTGTTCAACGGACGTTGAACGGCTGCTCAACGAGTTTTTTACACAAACGCCGGTTGGTTGGTATCACGAACGCTGCGAAGAGGAAATAAGCAAGTATCAAGCCAATAACAGCCAGCGCGCACAGGCTGGAAAGGCTTCTGCTGCAAAAAGATTGCTTAAAAAGCAGCAAGCGTTGAACGGCGATTCAACGAGCGTTGAAATTTCGTTGAACGACGCGCCAACGCAAAAGCAGAACCAATCAACCAATCAACCAATCAACCATAAGAAAGAGAGAAAGAGCGCAAGCGCTCCTTCCTCCCCATGCCCTGACGATGTAACTCAACAGGTCTGGGATGACTGGCTGCAACTGCGGAAAAAGAAATCCGCCCCGGTGACCTCGACGGTTATCAGCGAGGCCCGCGCCGAATCCCTGAAAGCTGGATTGCCCTTTGAGCGATTCCTTGCCGTTTGGTGCGCCCGTGGATCGCAGGGGATGCAGGCCGAATGGCTCAAGCCGCACGAACGCGCCGGGGCCAACCCGACCAACACCAGCAAATACGCCGGGGCTGCAAAGGCCATCTGGGGTGACAACCAAGACGAATGGACCATCGATGCTTAAGCTGATTACGCCGCGCCTGGACGACTTCAAGCCCGAGCCGCAGGCCACGCCCAACGACACCGCGAACAACGTGTTCAAGGTCTTCCACGGCTTTTACGGCAACCTGTTTTTATCCAAGTTCGTCAACGGCCAGACGGGCAGCGACGGGGTGGACCAAGGCGTTATCAGCGCCCGCGCCATCTGGGCACACGGCCTGCGCGACTTTGACCTGTCAACCGTCAAAACCGCACTGGCCCGGGTGATAGACGCCCACCCAGAGTTTCCGCCGACCCTGCCTCAGTTCGTGCAACTGTGCAAAGCCTGCGCGCCGCGTGAGGTGTACCGGGACACGCTGCCACCGCCAAAGCCAGACTATGCCGAACAAGCCAAAAAGGCTAAGGCGCGTTTGGCGGCGATGCGAGCGGCCCAAGCTGCCACCGCACCAGCGGACGGCCTAGCGATGCTTAAACGTGCCATTGCGGACGCCGTAGGGTGCGCCGGGGGCGACGAGGCGGCAGAGCTTGCGCGGCTGGACCGGATGTTCAAAGGAGCCGCAGCATGACCCCGGAAACCGAGCAGCAAGTTCTGAGCGCCATGTCCGGCGTGATGACTGCAAACCAAATCCGCCACGCAACCGGATTGCCTCATGAGCAGGTTTACGCCGCCCTGGTGGCGTTGGAGGCGCAGGGCCGGGCGAGTCTGCGTTGCCACCTTCAGCGCATCGGGAAAAAGGTAAGCAGCTATTCGGTTTGTAGTGCAGCATGAAAGTCACATGCGCAGATTGCCAGCGGATAACCCGCCACAAGCAGGCCAGCCAAGCGATGTACACGACCAAACACGGCTTCAGCGGCTGCGCGCTGCAACCGCATTACGTTTATTTCTCGCGGCTGCGGGAGCGGGATTGCAAGGATTTTGTGAAGGCTGTCGCATGAGGTGGCTATTCGGCTGCGAATCATCCGGCACGATGCGCCGCGCTTTCCGTGCGCTGGGTCACGACGCCTGGAGTTGCGACATTCTGCCCGCCGACGATGGCTCGATTTACCACATCCAGGGCGATGTGCTGGACCATCTGCGGGAAGGTTGGGACGCCGCCGTATTTCACCCACCATGCACGCACCTTGCAGTTTCCGGCGCCCGTCACTTTGCCGCAAAGCGGGCAGACGGCAGGCAGCAGGCAGCGCTTGAATTCGCCGTGAAACTATGGAGCGCGCCTATCGAGCGGATCGCCCTGGAGCAGCCTGTTTCCGTGCTGGCGAGTGTTTTAGGCAAGGCTCATCAAGTGGTTCACCCTCACTGGTTCGGCCACATGGAGCAGAAGGCAACCTGCTTTTGGCTGAAAAACCTGCCGTTGTTGGTGCCGACCGACGATGTGAAGGCGGAGATGCTGCTGCTGCCGAAAAACGTCCGGGAGCGCGTCCACTACATGCCGCCCGGTCCTGACCGCTGGAAGCTGCGCAGCAAGACCTTTGACGGGCTGGCGAAAGCTGCGGCTATGCAGTGGGGCGGGGTTGTGCCGGTTATGCGGGATTTGTTTGATGAGGTGGCCGCATGATCGTTATCACCCTGCCATTCCCCGCCGCAGAGCTATTCCCCAACCGCTCAAAAGGCCGTCACTGGGCCAGCCTGAGCGCCGTCAGGGCGTCCGCGCTGAATACCGCCTACACCTTGACCTACCAGGCTGTCAGCAAGCACAGCGGCCCGTGGCCCGACCTGACCAAAGACGTGCCGCTGACCCTGACGTTTTGCCAGCCTGATAAACGCGGACGGGATGCCGACAACATGCTTGCCGCTGCGAAGCACCTGCTTGACGGCGTGGCTACGGCGTTGACGGTCAACGACCGCAGATTTTCGCCAATCACCATCAAGCGCGGCGAAGTGGTCAAGGGCGGCGCTCTGGTTGTGGAGGTTGGGGAATGAGCAAGATCACCAAAAGCGCAAACGGCGAGGACTGCCAAGTTCGAATCATCGGAATTTGCAAGTCCGACCCTGCCTACACGATATGGAGCCATTGTCGCCACGGCGCAGCGGGCAAGGGTAAGGGCATCAAAGCGATTGATCTGGCCGGCGCCTACGCCTGCACAGCCTGCGACGCCGCTTATGACCAGCTTCAAGGTGTTCCGCACATGACCCGCGAGGAAGTGGATCTTGATTGGTTCATGGGGCACATCCGGTCACTGGTGATTTTGACTAACAAGGGGCTGGCATGAGCGACAAGCTGACTTTGCCAATGTGGGAGCCAGTACAAGCCCACAAGGCCATGACCGGGCTGATCTGGCCCAACCTCAAGGCGCAACTGACCGCAGGGCGCCGCATGGTGCTTGAGCTGCGGCCTGAGAAGCGCAGCGATGCCGAAAACAGGCTGCTGCACGCCATGCTGACTCACATCAGCAAGCACCAGGAATGGGCCGGTAAAAAGCGCGACGTGGATACATGGAAGCGCCTACTGATCGCCGCGTGGTGCCGCGCCACGGGTGAGCCGGTAGAGCTTCTGCCTGCATTGGACGGCATGGGCGTGGACATTATCTTCCGTCGCAGCAGCAGCCTATCCCGCAAGGAGTGCGCCGAACTGATCGAGTTTGTTTATGCGTGGGGCGCTCAGAACGATGTGCAATTCCCGGCAGACCCGAAGCTGGGATACGAGGCGCCCGCCATTGCACGCGGCAACTAGCACACGGGACCAAATGGAATTGAATCTTGTAAACACGGGCGCCTGACCGACTTTTATTAACTTGGGAGAAGTGAATGAATAGCGAAATCGAACGACTGGCGAAAGAGGCGCTGAAGTACGAGCCGGAAACGGGGCGGCTGGCAAAACGACACGCAGGCGAGTTTGCTTTTGTCAACAGAGACGCCATCCGCGCCAAGTTTGCACTGAGCGGCTTAAAAGACGATGCCAAATGAAAAAGACAAGCGGAATCCTGCTAACCCTAACAGCGCTCCAGACGCTGGGAGTAGCCACCTTCAAGCAAATAGCCGACCACTGGGGCAGAAAGCCAGATCTGGCGAGAACGTACGTAAACCGCTATTGCGTCATGGGGTACGTGGAGCGCGTCAATCCAGGAACCAACCCCGCACGCTTTCAGTTGACAGAAAAGGCATGGGAGATCCTGGAGCCGCAGGACGAAACCAAAGGCGCGAGCAGTCAGGCAATGGAGGGTGAACGAATCATCGCGCAGGCCATCAGGACGCAGCCGGCCAGCGTTTGGGACTTGGGTAGAGCTGTTTAAACAACCAAAAAGGAGCGACACATGCAAGTAGAAGAAGCCAAAAAAGCAAAGCGCGAGGCTGAATTGAAGATTCTGGAGGTCGTCAGCGAATTCCAGAAGGCGACCGGGCTTGACGTGTCCGGTATCGGCGCTCAGTCGCTCGATATTTCATCGTTAGGCCAGCCGCCAAGCCGGACAGTGGTAGATGTTCACTTGGACTGCAGCATCTAAGAAATCCCGGCAAACAATTAAAAAGGGCAAACATGGCAACAGGCACACTAGACAACCCGCCACCCTCTTTAGAGGAGCGCTACGGCCCCGCAACGTCATCGAGCAATCTCAGGCTTGACGAAAACCGGCGCGGCGCGGTCAATATGTTGATTGCTGCTGGTGTTGCCTCAAGGCCGGATAAAGACGGCGTGGTGAAGGCGTCCAGGGCCTTGGGTGGTGCTTTAACCCGGCTGCTGACCGAATGGCACCAAGTAGCCAAGCCGCAGCGAATCCCGGTTTTCAGCTTCAAGCAATGGATGGAAGCCCTGCCGCTGATCCAGATTGGCGAGTATGCAGAAAACGGCATCGTCAAGCCGATCATGGGCCGCGATAAACAGCAGGCGTTTACTTGCCGAGTGGCCCAGCAAAAAGCCAGCGACCGCGCCTACCACCAAGAGCTTGTCCTACTTGCCCAAAAACTACCATCCCGCGTCTTGGTGCGCGAAATCCTGTTCGCCGTGGCTGTGAAGTGGAATTGCGAAGACCCCGAGCAGACCGTGGCCGCAGCTATTGCCTACTGGCTTGCGAGCAAGTGCAACACCTGCCATGGGACCGGCGAAGTGCAGGCTGGTGACAAGGTGCGAACGTGCGGCGACTGCAAGGGCGGGACTGAGGCGCCTGTTCCGGGGGCTGATGCTGGGCGGGCTTTGCTGGCGTTTATGGATAACAGCAGGGCCTCATGGGTCGGCGGTTTTCGGTCGGCATATCGCGGCATTCATGGCGGGTAAGTTTCCGACGAACGGTCGCATAAACGCTTGCAGTTCTATATTTCTGCGCTACCATTAATAGATCAAAAATTTGGAGCCATCTACATGGGAAATCAACTACATACGCCGGGGCCGCTGCTGTCGCTGGCCGACGCGCAGGCTCATTCAGATTTCGTTGAGTCGGTCGGTTTGATGCTGGCTGCGGTCGGATATACCGAGGAATACGCGCGCCAATGGCCCAATGAAAAGGTGTCGGTGACGTTCAAACGCTGGTTTGACGAACAGATCAAAGCTGCACAGGGGAGCGATGCCACGCCATTGCCGCCGCCGCCCGTCATCACAGGAGGCGATCATGGTTGATTTGAACAAGCTCAACAAGCCGGCCTTATCGGCGGCTATGCGTGGCGGCACTGAGGGATGGGGCGAGATGGGCTCAAGCACGATGAATGTGCGCTACATCGACCTTGCGCCATCTATGGCGCGCAGGCGATGCCATTGCGGCTGCGATGGTCGCGCAACTCATCGCGGCTTGGCGAACGGCGTTTGTCTTGTCAGCGGCTGCCAGATGGCAATACTGCGTTGGGTTAAAACTGGCAGCACAACAGTGCGCACCGTCCACGCACCCAGCCACGATGTACCCACCGATGCGGAGGCACTCGCCGTAATACTGGCGCACGCAATACCGGGCCGCCCCTCGGCGCCCACCGGCCAAATCAATCCTGATTAGGCGATGCCATGACCACGCCAAAACGCAAAGCAGGCCGACCACCAGCCCCGCCACGGCCCAAGCCGATAAGCTGGCGCCCCGACACCCAAGCCCAGCGCGACAAGTGGCTGGAGCTTGGCGGTGCACGCTGGATCAAACGCCTGATTAACGAAGCGCTATTGCGCGACAAGGGGAAGTGATGCAATACAAGGTTTCAGAGCTGGAAGGGCCACTGCTTGATGCGGCGGTGGCAAAGGCCGTGTTCGGTCACGTTAAGCAAGAGGGCGGGGTATGGCTTAGGCGTAATGACGGTGGCGTGCAATGGTGGCCTGTCGAGTCTTACGGCGCGCTCTGGCAAGACGGCGGGCCGATCATCGATCTGGAGCAGATTTCCATCCAGTCGCCGGACGTTCTCGGACCACCGCATACCGAATGGCGCGCAGAAATCATGGGGACGATTCTGCCCGGGTTGAATCGCGCCGTGGCCTTCGGAAAAACCCCACTGGTCGCCGCTATGCGTGCCCATGTAGCCAGTAAATGCGGAGATGTTGTGGAAATACCATAAATCTACAAAAAAAGTGTTGACATTCAAGAATATCTCGTATAATTGGCGCTGAGGGTAGCAAGATGTCGCATTGCGCCGCCCTCCTTTCTGTCGAACTACTGGCGAAAGTCAGGGCCTTCAAGGCGTAGCCGACAGCGCGATTTGCAAAACGCATGCTGATTACATCCAGTGGCGGTGCCGGTAGCTCCGGTAAGTGGTTCGACTCCACAATGTAGCGGGCGGCTAACGAGGTTTCGATTCCTCCGTGTAGTCAGCAGCCGTTTTGGTGAATGCGCAAGCATTGCGGAGTAATCCAGTTCTAGGCCAGATAGCCAAATGACAGCCGGAAAGACGGCCTTTCATTTTCAAGCCTCGACGCAGCAACGCGCCGGGGCTTTTTCGTTTACGACGGTTAAGCGCACAAAGCAGGCTCCATGCCTCGTTGCGCAGGGCTGGGGGTTACCCGGTTGCCGTCACCCTTTAAGTCGGGCCGGTCCAACACCCAACAGCTTTACGCCTAGGACCGCGCCCGCACCTTCACATAACCAGCTAAGCCCATAGCTGGCTGCCCCAAGGCAGGCTCCGCATAGCTAGATGCCTGGGGCTTGCAGGGCACGATTACCGCAGGCGCGCAGCAGTGACCATCGCTGTTTGTCGGTATGCGCGCCAGAACAAGGAAACACCATGTTGCCAAGCACGCGAAACAAGCCGGTTCATGCGTTGGTTCAGGCGATATTTAAAGAGAAGCCGCCCGCCCTTAGTGACGTGAAGATTGACACGTCGATAAACAATGTTCCGACCGTAACGGTGACGTTCCACCTGACGCCTGAGCTGGTCAAGGCTTGGGGCGATGAATGCACGGCTGGCTGAAATGACCCGCATCAAAGGCGCCCACAACAAGATAGCGCGCTGCTTCGGTGTTGGTGTTGCCGGCGCATCGTATCGCGCTGCGCGGCACCTGGTGGTGGGCCGGACTGGGTGCTATCGGGTGTGGTTGTGAATGGCCTGGAGCAAGGAGAGCAGCCACTCCAGAGGGTACGGCGCAGCATGGCGTAAGGTCAGGCTCCGCATCCTTGAGCGCGACTGCTACCTGTGCCAGTGCAAGGAGTGTGCTAAGCGCCTTGTCCCACTGCCAGCCAACGAGGTGAACCACAAGACGCCCAAGGCTGAGGCACAGCGCCTCAAGTGGACGCAGGAACAGATCGACGCAGAGAACAACCTTGAGTCGGTCAACTCGGTGTGCCATGAGCGCATCACCAAGGAACAGAAGGGCTACAGGCCGAGAGCCAGGATAGGGCTGGATGGATGGAGGATTGAATAATGCTGACTGCAGAACAAGCGCGCTACTGGCTATCCTATGACGCCGATACTGGCATCATTACCAACAGGGTGACTCGCCATCTGGCACCGACTGGCCGCGTGTCCGGCTTCGTCAGCGCCGGTTACCGCGCCATCAAGCTATCCGGTAGGCGGTATCCGGCCCACAGGCTGGCGTGGCTCATGACCTATGGCGAGTGGCCAACGCATGAGGTGGACCACGTCAACGGGATCAAGGACGACAACCGTCTAAGCAACTTGCGCGACGTTCCGCACCAGGTGAATGTGCAGAACCTACGGAGCGCCACATCCAGCAGTAGCACTGGCAGGCTGGGTGTTGGCCCCAAGGGCGGCAAGTGGCGCGCCCGCATATCGGTAAATAAGAAGCTCCAACACCTTGGAACGTTTGATACGCAGGACGCGGCGCAGGCCGCATACACGCAGGCGAAGCGGGCGCTCCACATCGGATGCACGATCTAACGCACCAACATGGGGCGGGGAGGTCATTCTTTGCAGCTTTTGACCTAAAGAC